GTGCTTTCGCACACAGCAAACGTGGGGAAACCCCATTATTAGGCTTTACTGTCTAATAACCGACCAGTTTAGCTATTACATTCACAACATTTGTTGGGGAGCTGGTTCAGGGAAGTGTAGGTTATACTCTTCCTTCAACCCTTTTAAATCAGTAGCTTTTATAGCTTCTAATTTATCAGTTAACTCTCCAATGCTGTTGATGTAATAGGACTCTCATGGTTTAAGACCTCCTTTCTCTTGGAAATTCACTAATTCATTGAAGTTAAGATAATTATCTTCAGTGATAATGGATAACCGAGAAAAGGCAGTCTTTCACAACTTGTCAATATGTAGTACCTCTTTAGAAGTATTTCTAAATTGGGCTACAATTTTATCAGGTGTGTCTATTCTCATGTGACTCATACTGTCTATTAAATCAAACTCATCCATGAATCGGAGCCTTTGCAGGTTCTTCTTCATAGATATAGTTTTATTAAATAGACCAAGTATGATGGGGTGATACTTTAATAATTTTATATCAAAATCTCCTACTCGGAAATTAGATATAAATTTATTAAAGTAACCTGAAAGATCATTACCTGATCTTTCAGCCACCTTAGTCAAACCTAAACACAAGATCCCACGGATAAAACCGTGAATTTGATCTTCATTCGGAATAAGGATATCCTCATTGTTAATCTTCTTCAGCAGATAATTTCTTATCTCCTGATAGGAGGCTAACTTTAAGGAAAACCTTACTATGAATGAGATATCTTCCGTCAAGGTTATTAACTTAGAAGTCGGATAAAACCGACCTTTAAGTTTAATTCCCTTGTAGGTTGATATCAGCAGATCAACCATTGAACCCTTGAAGAGGTGTCCGCATCGAATGTTGTATTCGACCAATTGTTTCACAACAACTGGAAGATTACCTCAATTTGATGCTAAACCTCTTAAAGGGATACCTGAGATCTCAACACCATGATGTATCCATCTCTTTGCAAATTCGTACGTGTTTTTCGACACGTGCGTCTTTGGCACAGAGATGTCTACACCCAGTCTATTCATTATAGCCATATACTTCATTGCGACTTTATCATTACGAATAACGATATCGTCACCAAGTAGTATATAACTAGTAAAATCATCATACCCGCAAAGGTGTGCTGATCAATGAACGACTAAATGGTGTGTAAGTGTGAAGGCCGTTCAAGAGCTATAAGCTCCCATCGGCTGTCCAACAGAATATCTAATCTGTTGTCCAGTTGGTAACTTATAGTCCCTTTCAACCAATATTTCTCTTCATAAAGAGGCTTTTTCAGGGTCATTGAATATGACTCCTAAAAGTTTCTCTTGAAGAGAAATAGGAAATCTATCGGTTGCAGATGATAGATCTAAGGATCAAAATCTGTTTCCCATAGATTTCGGTCATGGATGAAAAGGGTCCTGAGTGAAAGTCCTATCTGTTTTGAAATTCTTAAGTCTCTTAAGTAATTCATCATGGATTGGCTTCAGAAGAAGTTGACTATAGTAATCTAACATTGCTATAGGCCTCTCCTTCAGCTCAGGATCATGAACTACGGAAACCTTCCCAATTCCATTTAAACTATTTCCAGATTTGAATGATCGGTGATCACGTAACATTATATTACAGTAATTACCAATCATTCGATCAAACTTTAATTCTCCAATAAGATTGTTAAATCTAGCAATCATATTGGGATAAAAGTGGATCATCTGGAATAGAGCAAATGGACCAAATAAAGTTGACTTCCCCTGAGGTGATGATTTGTTACTGATATAGTGCAAATCCTCATCTCAGACGGGAGTAAAGCTCAACCTGTTCTTTCGAACAAAATCCTTAATAAAAGGAAGAGGTATTGTATACTTCTTCCCTTTATATGGATTAGAGATTGAGCTATAATCAACTTTAATTTTGGTCATTTCTTGTTTAGTAGGAATTATTGATCTAGTATAACTTAGTAAGGATAAGACGAATCTTAAACCTACTTTGTTTTTACTATCAATAATTTCCTTCAAATACAAGAAATGAGTTGGAAATCCATCTTGTAATGAAACTAATGCGTTATTAACCTTTAAAGGTTTGCCACTTATATATCTAGTTATGTGAAGCCTTACAGCTTTCATATACTTGATAGTAAATGGTAAACCCGAGTTAATTCGCATTGTTTCAACCTGATGGATGAATTTCTTAGCTGCTGATCGATTATTGAACATTAGGCCTAATAACCTTATAATTATTAGTGTCTGTGTTTTCATAATCGATTAAGTAAAACGCCTTCTGGTTTCAGTTCCCTCATATGAGGACTGGAGCAGCAAGGTCTTTTATGGAAAAGGCAGTACAGAAATTTAGTAACTTTCTGTAACATAGGGGGAATTTAGGGATAATTTCGAAATGATTCTTAGGTAGAATCATTTGTCATTGATGCCTAAATTCCTTCCATGTACAGTCTAAAATTTCACTTACTCTCAGGTATTTCTACATGATTTCAATGGTTAGACTGCACCCGGTCTGGGTTACTCCAGATGGTCTTAGACCACGTTTGCTGTGTAGAAATACACG